CAACCAACATTACAAGCGCCTTATAGTCTTAATTAAAATGAGGCGCCATTATAGTTATGATCTTTTATGATCGGAAATGCTTGCTTAGCATCTAGGTCATATCATAAATGGTATATAAAAAACCCCCAGCCAAGTACAAATCGGTCTGGGGGTGAGGGTAGGCTCGCAACGACTTTTAACGAGCCTAAAAGCTGTATTGGCTAAGTCATTCTTCTAGATCAAACGCAAAATATTCATCAAACCCCTGCATAATGTACTGCTCTATGCACTGCTTGATTGTTGCCTCGTTAGGTGTGTCAGTGTGCTTATGTGCCCTGTCGTACCCTGCCTCTGTACCTTGCTCAACTATAGTCTCTATCAGTGAGTACATCTTAATTTTCATCACGCTTCTCCGGTGCTAGAAGATAATGCAGAGCAGTACGGTGATACCTAGCCAAGTGACAACATGCACATTGGTTAGGTGATAGTTGCCTGCGTTGAGCCAAGTACTCATGGTCCCGCCAATCTCTTTCAGATCTCGCTCAGCTTCCGTGATTGCTTCATCGGCAAAATGGTTAGCTTGTTTAATTTTATCCTTAATGCTGTGCATTGTTTTCTCCTCAATATAACCAGCCATAACCTTGCGGCATGAATCTGTAAGTTATTGATTTAATTGAATAAAAAAATATATTAGAGCAGTTGCTTCGTAAGCAATTGGTCGGAGGTTCAAGTCCTCTTTCCGGCACCATTTCTTTACTTATCAATAGGTTACAGCTGTTTAATTATCGTTTTGATTGTGATTAATTATCGTTTTGGTTAAATTATTCCTTCAATATTTGACGATGCGATCTGTCTTTGGGCTTGGTTAAGATGGGCGTATCTTTGCAGTGATTTGCGATCCTTCCATCCTCCCAGTTCCATGAGAACCATTTCGCTCGTCCCCCTCTGGATGTGCCAACTAGCAAATGTATGACGCATTGTGTGGAAGGTTACCCCTGCTGGTAATCCAGCTTCACGGCAAGCCTTCTTGTAGGTTTTGTTATTGATCTCACTCAACACCTTGCCTACCTTGCTGCCACCACCTACCTGCTGAACAAACACATGATCTATCCCGTTATTGAGATACATGTGCTTTTTAACGAGAGCGTCATTCAGAGCCTTACGACGTTCCAGTACTTTCTGAGCATCTCTGTTCAGAGGTATAAGAATGTCTTCGCCCATCTTGGCATCCTCACCGGAAACATTTAGAGCAGAAAAGTCTGGCTCTACTTGATCCCACTTCAGAAGCCTCACGTTAGATGCTCGCAGTCCTGTTGAGACTGCAAACCTAACCATGTCGGCTCTCAAATCATCCAAGATACAAATCAGTCTCTGAATCTGCTCAGGCTTCAAGAAGAGTTTACTCTTCGTCTCAGGGTACACAGACAACTTAGGGACTCGATCAACATGCTCTTTTGAGAGGGCGTAGTTAAGGATAGACCGGAAAGTTATGATGTGCTTATTGACCCAGCTGTTGCTGACTTTTTGACCAATTCTCCTTTTGGATGGTTGTTTCCGCAGGTTCTCTATAAAGTTATCGATAAGAGCGATCTTCTCGAATTCCTTTACCGGCGTAGAGCCAAACACCTTAACAAGGTTGTTAGCTGCTATGACCGTGGTCCTCTGCTTCTCTTCATTGTGTGCGCTTGGCTGTGCCAAATAACGCTCAGTTACTTCTTTAAATGTTAAGTTCATATTCGTCTCCGTGAACAGAGACATGCCGCGATGTCAGATTAACACCAGCATGTCCTGAGAAAAAGGTCTGTTGCGAGGGACAGGTAGACCAAGCCTGCTTTAATAGGCGTGAGGAGGAGACGCCATACCCTCTAGGGGGAAGCTAGTGAGACTTACTTGCCGGATCACCTTCAACATAAGGCTCGGGCAGAAGCTTTATTGCTTCGTTAAAGTCCAGCTCGGCGCCTTTCTTAGCAGCACTAATCAATGCGCCCAACAAGCCGATGGCTTGATTTACCTGTTGCGATGAGCCTAGCTTCTCTTTGCAGGTATCGCTCAGGTCATCAATCAAGTAAGGGGTGTTATCGATATTAATTATTTGAGGTTCGTCGCTCATTTCTTTTTCCTCGCGTCATCACGCACTATTTGATATTTTCTTGGTCCACCGATGAGCAGCTTGGCTTGAGGGAACATCATCGGGGTTTCAGATGGTGACCCGCTTCTGCCGCACTCGGGGCACTTCAGGTTTGGTTTAGTAAAGTAGGGTTGAACTCCTGTCATCTCGACAAACACTGCATCAGTAAGCTGGAGACCTTGACCTCCAGCTGTAAGAACATGCTCCTGATGTCCTGATCGTTTGGTGTGTACGTTCAGGTGTGTTTCGTGCCTGCCTTCCAAGTCAACTACCCCGCGAACAAATACTCGATGGTCAAAAGTCCCTTCGAGGTCTTCTGGGTCAAGGCTTTCACCGCCATAAAAAACGGTTCCAGCTGATCGGGATATTCTTAGAGGCATGATTGAGTCCTAAAAAGGTAGGTCATCGTCTTCCAGAAGGAAGTCGTCAGCTGGTGGCTTGGCGCCTTGCGATGGCGAGTTATTAGCATTGGGGTTCGGCTTTGGAATCCAGTAGTCAACATTCAACTGCTGAAGGTTTCCGTCATCGCCCATCTGCTCACAGACCTTGATGTTGTATCGGAAGTCATTGCCGTTATTAACGTCTAAGGCAGCCTGAAGGTCGTGTACCAGTTCTTTGCTAATCTTAATAAAGCCGTCGAACTTAGGGACATGCGCCTTGGTTGCCCAGTCGTACTGCTTAAGGCGGTTCCACTCTTCAATGCGCTTTTCTTTAGGCATTGGGTACAGACGCCCTTTGCCTGCTTTAAGGGATTCAAATGCGGTTGGTGTCTTGTTCATTATTGCTCTCCATGATGGATTTGTACTTGCATTGCGCCTGTTGTTCTTCTGAAAGAATCAAGAGACTCGTCTTTGTTTAACACCTCATCTTCACCGCCGAGAAATTCAAACGCTTTGCGGTAGTCGATGGGTGGGTTCTTCATAATTACCTTGACGGTAGTCTTGCCATTGCTGACAGATGACTTGTACCGCTCGGCAATATCTTTTTTCAGGGACTCGCTGGTCTTGCCCAGCACATCCAAGGTTTCTAGGTCGTCACCAATACGTGACCTGATGACTGCAATCCTGTTCTGCATTGCAGTCAGCCGGTTCAGTTCCTCATCGGTCTTAATAACCTCGGGAGCGTCAACCTCAATTGTTTTAACGTGATCAGCGCGGGCAACTTCATCCCTGTGCTGCTCTTGAATCCAGTTGTACCAGCATCGGTACAGATCAAGACGGGAGATAGTTCCCTTCTCAGGCTGCGGCAAATACTTGCGGCTTAGCAGTTCAGTCAGGAAGTCTTCTTTACGGTGGACTCTTTCTAGGGTGTACTGTGGCTCGGCTGTTTCGTTCTTCGCCAAGTAACAAATAAAATCACACCACTCTGCATCCAGCACTTCCATCTGCATGTAGACCTGCATCAGGTACATGCTGCGCTTGGGGGAAAAGATAGAGTAAGGAGTCTTAGTGTACTGAGGGAAGGGGCACTTGATCTCTACGCACCCCTCCAAACCCACGAGCCCGTCGGGGCTTGCAGCAATGAAGTCGTGCTTAGGGTGAATCACAAGACCCGTCTCTTCGACAGTGTAGCCTTGCAGATCTTCCAAAAAGATTCGAGCGTGGTCTTCCATCATCTGCCCGTGGGCAACAGCAGGAACCATTTTAAATTCTGACTCAGCACCAGCCAGTGCTCTAACCTCTTGGCGAACCAAGTCTGCTGGCTTCATGTATGGGTGCTTGCCTTCTAGTGCAGCGCAGACAGATGCCTTGATCTTACCGGCTCGTGCCGCGTGCCATTCGGGTGATCCTTGAGCAGCTAAACTCATTTGCTAGCCCTCCACCCTTTGTCCTTACAGAGCTTTTCCCAGTTACCAGTGGTATCTGTTAAGCCTCGATTAGTTAGACCACGTTTAAACTTGTCGTAAAGCTTTGTGGCTTCACTTAGGGTCTTAGCTTCACCAAACTTCAGGTGATCCCAGATGGCTATTACTTTTTCAAGCTCTGCATCAGCATCATTTGTTTCTGAAGGTGTACTTTGTTCAGCGTTAGAAACACTTTCTTCAATATCTCTTACCTGAGAGCTAAGCCACATGGTGTAGCCCAGCCCAAACTCGCCCATCGCTTTGACGCGACAGCGCTGCTTGGCTGTATTGATGTCAGTTGATGAAGGGGCGTCGACCGCCTTGCCTGATCGATGCACAGGCAGGTAGGTAATGTTGGTCTGACCACCGATTGTCATGCGACAACGGACTTCGGCAGAGCCGTCATTAAAGTAATGACACTCTCTGCCTTCTGGGTCTTCGGTGAATTCCCAGTGGTACTCAGGGAAGGTGCCCATCATTATTTCATGGGCTTTCATCCAAGGCAGATAGGTTAGGACTTGATCGCCCAGTACCTCTGTCTCGGTGCAGAATGGTGCTACGTCTATATCAGATAAGGTCGCCCAGATGTGGGCGCGTGTCAGCGTATCCATGTAATGTCTCCGTTAGTTCACGGAACATATTACACACCATGTAGATTTAATTCAACACTATCAGATTATTTATATCGCTTTACGTATTAGGTTTGTTCTTAAGGTCAGATAAAAACTCTAAATATGTAGTACTAAACGATTGTCCAAAAATTTGCTTAAGTTTTTTATCATCTTGAATAAGTGTCATTATTTCTTTACAAGAAATACGCGGTACAGGTGCAGCCATTTGTTTATCCTTTTTGATTATTGATATAAATACTTATCTATTTGACTTATGATAGTACCTATAAATTAAAAAGAAAAGATTAAGAAACTTTTAAGATTGACACTATTTCTTCAATGTTGGCTCGTTTATTCTCGTCGAGGTAGGCACCGCAAAGGTGTGCAAACTGTGCAGGAGTCAGAGTGAAGTTAGACTGTTCCTCGAAATCCTTCACGTAAACAATAGCTTCTAACAACACGTTGGTGGTGTCAGCTTTCTCTCTAGACTTTAGATCGACCCATAAATATAGGTCTATATTGTATAGATCGCAGAGCTGTATTATCCGCTCCCCATCCGATGGCAGGCTACCCCTTATCCATGCTTGCGCGGATGCAGGGCTGCACCCAGTTGCTTTAACGATGCTTGCGCCTCGCCCCCATTCAGGGACTCCGGCAGCGTCTAATGCGGCGGCGAATATTTCAGCTCTTTGTGTCTTTTTAATGTCATCCATGAACTACCCCTTTTTTTTGGGATTGTCCATATTAAAACGCAAATAACAAGGCGCTTTGTATTTTTTGTTTGCTTTGTTCCTACCTCCAGATTATTATCGCTGCTAGATTGAAATAAAACTACATGGAGCTGTCATATCAATGATTTTTCGTCCTGCAAATTTAAAGCAAGACCATTACACACGCATACCAAACCTACTTCTTCGCGGCGGCACCAGCGCTAGCGAGTTTCGATCCGATGGTTTGTCTCCCGAAAGCCTCGGCGTTCTGGTCTATCTTCTGAGCCATGTCGATGACTGGCAAATAACTAACAACCAACTCTGCACTGTCTTCGGTGTCGGCAACGTCAAGATGTCTCGCATCACAGCTGAGCTGGAAGAGGCTGAATACATACGTAGAGAAATTGTCCGAAACGAAAGTGGTCACGTCGTCCGCTGGGATTGGCTGGTGACTGATGTTAGAGGGGCTTTTCCACTAGATCATCGAAACCCAGATCAAGCTAACCCAGATCAAGTAAACCCAGATCAAGGTAATCAGACCCAAAGAACAAATATTATTACTAACGAACATCAGAAAGAACAAACATGCTGGCGGTCTGATCTCCTTAACGGTAATCCAGAGGGTATTGCTGATAAGCCATGGACTAAGTGGTGGGAGTATAAGCTGGAGAAACGTAAAGGTAGAAAGCCTGCGGCAAAGATGCTCAGCGCTCAGGCTGAGGACTTCAAGGTTATGAAGCGCCAAGGCTTCGATATCGCAGGGGTTGTGGATTTTGCGATCAGCCGAGGCTGGGAAAGAATCGGTAGCCCTGACTGGGCAGCGCTCAAGTGCTTCAAAGGGCACGACAGAAAGAATGATCTGTTGGGAGCTGTCAAATGATGGACGTTAAAACGCTAGCCCAGCACCTATCCCCTCATGCTGCTGGTATCTGTCACGAACTATACCCCGACGGTAGAGTGGAATCCGGCTGCTACAAGATCGGATCGATACAAGGCGAGAAAGGCAGGAGCATGTCTGTCTATCTCAACGGCGATCAGTGCGGTAAGTGGATGGACTTTAGTACGGGTGAGGGCGGCGACCTGCTGGACCTCATCATGTACAGCCAAGGTCTTACCCTAGTCAATGCAATGGACTGGGCAAAGAAGCGCTACGGTATCCGCGACAACACCCCCGCCAAAAAAGTTGCTCCGGCGGAAAAAAAGAACTACACAAAACCTCAACCCCCAGCTCGCAATGAAAGCTCTAATCTCCACGGGTACATGGAGAAGAGAGGGTTCAAAGATGTAGGGGAGGTATGCTTCCGCTGGAAGATATATGAGACCGATGCAAGGGGTGGTCAAGATGTCGTGTTCCCCTTCTTCGACACTGAGGGCAAAGAGACATTCCTTAAGACCAAGCCGATCAACCATGACGGTAACCCTTCTACCCAGAAAGACCTCAAGCCAATCCTGTTCGGCTGGCAAGCCTTGCCCGACGATGCGCGAAAGGTGTGGATCACTGAGGGTGAGTGGGACGCTATCGCCTGTGGTGAGTTAGGGTTCCCAGCCTTATCGGTGCCAATGGGTGGGGGTAAGGGCGCTAAGCAGACCAAGTGGATCGCCCATGAATACGAGAACCTCGCACGCTTTGAGGAGATATTGATTGCCACCGACATGGATGAGCAGGGGGAGCTTGCCGCCGCAGAAATTATGTCGAGGCTGGGTGACCGCTGCTACAGGGTGAACCTGCCAACCAAAGACATCAATGAGCTGCTGCAAAAGGAAGGCTACGAGCAGGCACGCTGGATGCTGGAGTGCGCCTATCAAGAGGCACGCTGGAAAGACCCCGAGACTTTGCGCTCTGTATTGGACTTTGAAGCGGACATCGATGACTTCTTTGAGAACAAGATGGACGACACACAGGGCTTCGGTTCTGGCTGGGCGAAGCTGGATGAAGAGGATATCAAGTTCAGACCCAATGAGTTGTGGGGTGTTTGCGGTATCAACGGTCACGGCAAAAGCATGTGGCTCAACCAGCTGTCACTCAATGCTGTAGAGCAGGATCAAAAGGTGCTGATTGCATCGATGGAGATGACGCCCAAGGCAACCATGGGACGAATGGTTCGACAGGCTGCTGGATCAGAGCAGCCACCCCAGCCATACCGAAAGAAACTGCTTGAGTGGATGTGCCCTAACCTGTGGCTGTTCGTTGACAAGCTGACCCCCAAGCCTGAAGACCTAATGTCTTGCTTTGAATATGCGTATCGACGTTACGGCATCAATGTCTTTGTGGTTGATAGCTTGACCAACATGGTTAGGCAGGACGATTACGAGGGGCAGCAGCGCTTCATCGAGAAGCTGGTCAACTTCAAGCTGTCATTCCCCGTCACCATCTTCATCGTGACTCACGTCCGAAAGGGCGAGTCAGAGTATGCGGCGCCCAACAAGTACGACGTTAAGGGCTCGGGCTCCATTACCGATTTGGCTGATGGCTTTATCAGTGTGTGGAAGAACAAGAAGAAAGCCGAGCAGATAGAGCAGGCAGAGATGCTGGGCGAAGAGCCCGACGAGATGTACACCAAGCAGTGGGATACATACCTCGAGGTCTTAAAGAATCGCAACGGCATGTATGAAGGCAAGGTTGGCTTTGAGTTCGATAGCAAGTGCTGTCAGTACAGGGACAGAAAGAACGGCAAGGCTCGTTACTACATTAACTATTCAAAGGAGAACTAAATGGATCAGGAACAATTTGCACAAAAGATTAGGGAGGCAGGCATCGCTGTCGGCAAGGCTGAGTACGAGTTATCTAAAGCCGATGCTGATGAGAAGAGGATCGTCGCGCAGACCATGGTCGTGGCTGAGGCGCAGGGCGCCAAGACAAATGCCGCGCAGCTAAGGTCTTCCGATGAAGACTGCAATGTGTACGAGGCTCGCCTATCTAGGGGTAGAGCCAAGGGGATGCTGGCTGCTGCCAAGTCAGAGATGCTGGCGGCTGAAGTCGAGTTCAAGGTCTGGCAATCCATGCTCGCCAGTGAGCGTGCAGAGCGGAGAGTTTACGGGACATGAAGGGACGCGGCGCGAATGCGATTGACAAGAAATGGATGGACGACATTACTCAGCTCGGCTGTTGTGTCTGCCATCGCCAGTTCAACGTGTTCTCGCCAGCTGAGGTGCATCACATCGACGGTAAGACTAAAGAGGGGGCGCACCTTAAGTCGATACCCCTTTGCTACAACCATCACCGAGGGGGTGAAGACAATGCCAGTTATACCAGTCGGCACCCTTTTAAAAGAAAGTTCGAGAGCAGGTATGGCACACAGCTAGAGCTGCTTGAGTGGACACAAGGGAGGATCAATGAAATTCACGGAGTTTGAAAAACTACAGCTGACTCCCAAGAGGCAGCGACAACCCAAGGGGCACTACCACTTTGACCCTGAGCCAGTGAAGCCGACGCTTATGCGCCTGTGCGATTGCTTGGCGACGACAGATTGGACCAAGCCCTGTAAATATTGTGGAAGGAGTAAGAGAAAATGAGCATCAATATGGCAACCCCCGCGCAGTGGGACGCAGTTAACAAGCCTAAGCACTACAAAAAGAGTGAGGAAGCCATCGAGTGTATCGATGCAATCAAAAGTTCAATGGACAGTGATCAATGGAAGGGCTATCTAAAGGGCAATGTCCAGAAGTACGTCTGGCGCTACGAAGTTCATCCAAACGGGAAGGTTCAGAGTCTGGAGAAAGCCAAGGTTTATTTGCAATGGCTGATCGAGGCTGAGAGTTGATCAACGGGCGAGCTAAGGGTCACGCGTTTGAGCGGGAGCTTATCAAGAAATTTCATGATGAGTTCGGTGATTGCGCGTCACACCTAAAGCGTAACCTCGACCAGTACCAGACCTGCGGCAAGGCTGACATTGAGTTTCACAACCTCATGATTGAAGCCAAGCGATACGCCAGCGGGCACTGGTACAAGCCTGAGTGGTGGGAGCAGGCTAAGACATCGGCGGGAGATGATTACATACCAGTGCTCATCTATAAGTACGACCGCCAGCCCATACGCATGGTATTTCCGTTACGGACATTCAAGGAATACTCGTTCAAAACTGTCGAGACAGTCACGGTTGATTGGGAGACAGGCATCTTGCTGATGCGAGAGTTATTGGAGGTTCCCGATGAAGCCAGCAGACTTCAACGCTCAAATTAAATTTGCGGCGAAAAAAACTTACTACCCCCAGTGCCTTAAATACATAGAGGACAACCTAACCCCAGAGTTTCATGATCTGGCAAGGGCAACACTGGTCTACTACCTGCCAAGCAATATTCTCGACCTGCCAAGCAAGGATGAGAGAAGGGCAGCGATAGAAAGCATTCCGCATGACGCAACACCCAGCCACACTAGGCAGCTGGTAGAGCATGGCGTTAAGACGTTGTGGCAGAAGGAGCGCAATGGGATTTCAAGATGATCTAAAGCGAGGCGTGGCTGTTGAGGATGATCTGCTTCAACGGCTGCGTGCCATCTTTCCTAACGCTAAGCGAGCCGAGGGTCTGCACCCTCAGTGGGACATAGAGATCCCTGAACTGGGTAAAACTGTTGAGGTTAAGTACGACCCGATGAGTCAGAAGACCGGCAACATTGTGATTGAGTACTACCACAACAAGCCTTCGGCATTTAGTATTTCTATTGCAGACTACTGGGTGATTGTTACAGGCAATGGGGAGTATTGGTTTAGCAGGCAGGGGATACTTGAATGCATCCTGAGTGAAGGGTTGGAGCCGGTCTGCTTTACTGGTACTACAGACCGGCATCCAAAGTGGGTCTTTCTTATTCCTAAATGCGTTTTAATTCGATACTCAAACGCAGTGCTATCAGGGCAACCTTAGGCATTGGCTGTTTACGGCTGCCAGTTCTCAGCCAGTTAATCACCCCGTCATACTTGACCTGAAGCACGTCAGCTATTTGCTGAACGCTAAGGTCATGCTTGTTCATTATCTCAATCAGCTCGTCGTTTGTTGACATCGCTGACCTCTCTCTTTCGTCGTTCGTCATAGAACTTCTGCCTATCGTTGGCGTATAGTATGGCGCCCGCAAAGGCAAAAGCAAAGATCGTCGCAGTGACAATAGCGATAAACCACTGTAGATAAATCATCGGTATTCTCCCATATCAACGACATTGTCGGTCAGGGGTCTGATCCGGCACTCAGTCTCGTATTCCATGTAATCGCCCAGCCACTCATGGTTGTGGGTTACGCCCCAGAGATCGGTGTTCAGGTCTTCGACCTTGGCGTACTCGACTGCTGCGCGAATGGCGTATGGGTGCATGTCGGCAAACACTCTGCGGGTACTTATATCGCAGGATGATATGGCTGAGTGCAGATCGCTTAGGGCTTTGGCTATGTGCTCGGTTCGGGTGTCAGCAATGCCAGCTTGTTTTAGTTTCTGTTCAAATAAGAACATAGGTCTTCCTCTCTTTGGTTAGTTCATGCCACGCTACCCGCAGATTGCGTCGCAGAAACTGACAAAAAAGAGACGCCGTCCATAGCGTCGAATCGGTGCTGAAGCCCAGCACAAGTTGGGGGAAAAATCTAAGTACACAAATGGTTTAAAAGTTACCCAATATGTGCAGCGTAGATGTGCAGATAAGACACAATCGCTATAAAGCTGCACAGTAGGGTGAGTTGAGCCGCCAAGAGATAATGTCTCACCAGTTCACCTCCGCGTATTCTGTAACCTCTTGGGTGTCACATTCGGGGCAGTGGTAGTAGACGCTGACCCTGTCAACCATCTGGTCGCCATAGGGCTCGCGGTCTATTTCTTTCGATATGCGTAGCTCTTCATAGTCTCCAAAAAACGCGCAGACTCCACACTTCCATTTATTCATCAGTAATCCTCCACTAGGTCGGTGTAAATCAATTCCCAAGCGGCTTGAATCTCTGACTTGGTGTATTGGTCGATCTGGCTCTCAATTTGGCAGCAAAAGTTAACCAGTGTGTCCATTATTTCGGTGGCAGTCTCAAAGTCCATCCGGTAGTACTTGCCCTCGCTATCGGTGGCATGGGGTGAAGATTGATAAATGTCACCGCCCCTTTCAAATGTAAAAGGCATCACGCCACCTCCATTCGCTTATCTATAGCGGCTAGGGCATCTGAATATCGCGGGTATGCGCCCAGATGTTCAAACCTATCCTGCACCCACCACTCGCTGTTGGTAAGGTTATAGGACAGGCAAAATCTGTCATAAAGCATATGCATATTCATCACGCCACCTCCAGTCTGCGTTCGACAGCCTGATAAACGCTGCCGCAAAACTTGGTGCCCAGAAAGTCACTGATCACAACAATGGGGTTGCCCTCGCTACCGTTGTTATAGATCAGATAGAACCATCCAAGGGGCAGACCGTCACTGGCGTAAGCCGAGACGTAATCCTCGCCAGTACCGCCTAAGTGCCCTAGTATCTCGATAAAGTCATCAGAAAGATGAAGGCAAGTCTCCTCGCCATCGTTGACGCTGACGTTGCAGTTTCTAGCCAGCAGTTCATCAATTAGAATCTGGGCTGCAACACGATCATCCATGTTGCAGTACTCAGGTAGCTTAAGATTTAATTCCATCACGCCACCTCGTCAATGTAAGTGATGTCAAAATCATGCGGGCATGACTTCAGAAGTTTCTCTGTGCCTTCCCCGATCTTGGCTCTAGCTTCGCTTTCTGAGCTGGCTTCGATTGAATAAATCACAGACTCGCTTTTAAAGACTGTTACTTGATAGGTTTTCATAATGACCTCCTCGGTCGTTAGTTTTCCAAGACCCAGTAGCTGTGGGGCACCCGTGTAGATTCTAGGTGGCTTTCCCGCACAGCTGTTTATCGTCAGGTGGACGCTGGGTTTCGACCGATAACTAATCGGTCTCGTCAGTTGGAAATGAGCTTTGGTTGGCTTTGATGTGGTTGCAGGCAGTCTCGAGAGCCACCAAGGTAGAGAATCTGGCGTTGCGGTTGCCGTTGACCACGTCGCTGACCGTGTTGATATGCAAGCCAGACAGGCTGGCTATTCTCTGGCGGTTGCGCTGCTTTAGGATAAAAAGGATCAGCTGCTTCCGCAGCTTTTCAAAGTCACTAGACACTGTGCGCCTCCCTTAGCTCCGAGATTCTGACCATCTGCTGGTCAATGATCTTGCCCATGCGGAGCAGCTCTTCTCGAGCCTCAACGCTGGACGGGTTGGATTGCAGGATAGCCAGCAGCATATGCGCGGTAGCTTCCCAAGTGGGGGTGCAGTCGATTATTTCAGTTGTCATGGTTGCCTCCTCGGCAGGTAGTTTTCCAAGACAGCCCGAAGGCTGTTTCGACCAGTAACTAGCTGGTCTCATCAGTTGGATCAGTAGGGGAGCATCATTCTGTCGTCAGCATTTTCCTGC